ATTTTATATATCACGAGATAATTTTTAAAAATCTATAACAAGGCTATATCAGGTCTAGAAGGTGTTGGTGCTGGTGATAGACCATTAAAATATTTTGGTACTTGTGGCCTGTTTTTCTTATTAGAGTTCGATTTACTCATCATGTCCCTTACCCACCAAATAAGAAAAACTAAAAATCCCAATAAAACGAATCTTATGAATATATCTTGCGCGTCCATTTTTTTTATTATACTATAATAAAAAAAATGCGTCCTGTGACAACAGTATTTACAGAAGCACTTTTCATAGGTTTACTACTCTACGTTATAGTTATGTTTATGTCGAGATACGTGTATAAAAGCGAGACGGTTTTGATAGTATCAGGGGCGTTAGTACATTTATTGTTTGAGTATTCGCCTTTCGGCAATATTAATGAAAAATGGTGTAAAATGATATTTAATTAAATAACAGTATCGGTATCGGTATCGTTCATTTCTTCTAAAAGGGAATCTCTATCTCGACAAAGATTAAACAGTTCCTCGTTCAAATCTCTCAGTTTATATTCAACCTCTTCGTTATACGAATTCAAATAGTTTTTATAAAATTCGCGTTCGTTACCTACATCATACCCTTTGTCTATGAGACCACCTATAGTATACCTATACAACCGTATTCCCATATCCGAAGCGTATTTTCTGACGGCGTCTCTCTTAATAATGTTTGTTATTCTTTGTCTCGGTTTCGTTTTTCGAATCATGGTTTCAGTTTCGAGTATTCTATCGTCTATACGACGTAACTCGGATTCATCGTATTCTCTTTGTCTTCTTTGTAACCTCTCTATATCGGATTCAAATGAAGTATCACCATTCACGTCTTCTCTCGGTACGCGAAGGTAAGGTAAAACGGAGTGTACGAGATTGAACCTATCTTCAAAAGTAAGAGACTCGTCCGGTCTCGCTAATAACTCGTCGAGTTCGTCAGCATCTGCGGTCGGTAAATCCACATCCATCTGTACAACCTCATCATCTTCCGAATCGTCTTCGTAATACCGACGCCTGTGCCTTTGCCTATTTTCGGTGGAAAACGGTGTAGGTATACCGAAAGTATCGTCACGCATGGTTACGCGTAAGTGAAACGCATTTTCATCGTCCGAATCGTAATTCGAGTTAGGACGGGAAACACACTCGTGTACCTTCTTTATAGAATTACACATCTCCAGGTAATCACCCTCGGGTATTATATTCGAGTTCAAATCGATCAAACGCATCAAGTTAGTAAGTTCATCCATTTTGTTTTTTGTTTTTGTTTTTGTTCTTATTTTTATTATTATTTAGTTCAACTTAGGTTTGGAACGTTCACGTTTATAGAATTGTATTCGTTTACGACGTTCTGAGTAGAGGATAAAAAATGAATAACGCGGTTCATCTCATTATCTATGTTATCGAGCTCTTGTATCTGTAAATACCTTAACCCTTCTCTATACTCATTAGTCACACGTAAAAATTCTTTATAAAATATACTTTCGTCGGGTATGTGTCCTTCATTTTGTAAATCAGTTAAAGTCATGTTTTCGTCTAAATCTAAAATAATACAGTACGATTTTATAGCCTCATTTTTAAAGTTTTGTGTTATTCTTTTCCTCTTTTTGGAATAAATCAAGGCGCGACGAAGTTCCCTTTTCTTACGAACTAACACCATACACCGTTCGTAAATAACATCCATTGGGTTTGCACGCAAACTTGTAGGTAAAGTTCTCACGCGTCTACTTCTCTGTTCACCCCTAAAAATGTCGCGAAGTTTATTACACATTTCTAAATAATCACCCTCAGATAATTCATCGGAATGGTTATCTATAAATGTCATGATTTTTTGTAAAGATAAATCATTAGACGATGTCATTTGTTAATATATATTTTAATAGTATTACTTTTTTTTAATTAAAACTGCGGTATTGAAATTTTCTAGGTATGATTTATAAAATTCTCTCTCGTTTGACACGCACGGGTCTCTTTGGTAGAGTGCTTTCCACGTTTTGATATTTTTCAAACCGAGCTCACGGGCACGCGTTCGAATAGCCCATGCCTTTACCTTTTCATTGATCACTTTCCTCGGACGATCAATTTTCATGCGTTTTCGTCTCACTGGTGGTGTTTTTTTAGCGTTTTTTTCGAGACACTTTATTTTTTCCTGAGCTTTTTTCAACACCTGTTTCAAGATTCGGTTTTCTTCTTCCGATTTCCTGTAAATTTGTTTTAAAATCCGGTGTTCCTCATATTTTTTTTCGAACGTTTCCGAGAACACCCGTATGTCGGCGTATTTGCTTTTTGTCATCCTTTGAAAGTAAAATAAGTGCTTGTACTGCTTCTCCTATGTCTTTATGCTTTAAGCAAAATCCGTTTTTACCAGCTCGTGAAATGCAAGACTCGTAAGAACAGTTTGGTCTCATGTGATATAAAAAATAAATAATTTACGATTATCTTAGGCTTCGGAATCACTCACAATTTCGCCTTCTTCGGTTTCTTCACCATCGTCAAATTCGCTTTCTTCGTCGCTTTCAACAACACTACCGTTATAATCATCAATGTTTTCGGGTAAAATGTCCCTGAGCATTTTCCAGTTTACGTAAGGTGTGAGATGATAATCGTCGATGAGATCGTCTAAAGAAATTTTATCAGTAACACCCCAATCATCATCGAATACCCAGCGCCAATACCCGACGTTAGTTTCATTTATTTCTAAAGGAAACAGTTCCACGGAAAAGTGTTGGTTTTCTCGGTACCCAGATTCTTTCAAGTCCTCAACTTGTTCTTCCATGTAAATATTATACATGTGTTCGAGAATACCAATAGGTACGTCTTTATTCGGGATTTTAGGTTCGTGAAAAAACGTTATGAAGTGTGCTTGTCCATAAGACATCTCAACCTTTTTCTTGTAAATGCCCATGTAAGCGAGAATTTTTTTGTTATTATGAGGGATGAGGTGTTCCGGGTACCCAAAATCGGCGCGCAAAGCGTATACATCGGAATTTTTAAAACATAAATTAGAACAAAGATCGTTCAAGTGTGGAAGTCTAACGAGTGTGGTACAGTTTTTCATAAGTTCATGTGTAAGTGTAGTCATTTTTATATATTTCAAATACGTATTAAATGTTTAAGTCCATTTCCATATCTTCGTGTTTAAACTGATAATCAAGAACACTCAATCGCTCTTCTAATCTGTGTTTCTTTATAAAAGCATTATACTTGGAACGATCAGAAGAAAACTTTTCGTTATAGTATACTTGCCAAAATTCGAACCAGATATTTGAAATACCAATAATCGGAATCAAAGTAACCTTTTCCTGGTCGGATATGACTCTCAAGGCTTGTTGAATAATACCAATTGGTTTATCGTCTTTGGTTTTTTCCTCGTGATAGTGACAAAACCACTTCACGTCTTTTTCGTCCACGTTTACGAGGTAGACGTGTCCTATATATTCAACACCTTCCGGCTTAAACTCTTCGGGGAATCCGGTTTTAGTTTTAATACCCCACACTTCAACCTTATTTTCAATATTCGGATAGTGCGAAGATGCAAGACCATCAAGTTCCGGACGTCTCTCAACAAGAATGTTAGACTTTACGAATTTGTAAAAAATATCGGACATTTTTATTTCTTATTTTTATTCTTATTCTTCTTCACTTAGGTCTTCTTCACCGTCTTTTAATAACAAAAGTTCCTCGGCGACAATCTGGTAAAAAGCTACTTTATAAGCTAAAAACCCGAAAAGCGTTGCACCCATATTGAAATCAAAAGGCATATCCACGGAGTTCCAAGACGATTCCAAAAGTGCAGTTACTACAGGTATAAGCATTCTCTTATTAAGCCCAGATGACTTTTCTATATTATCTACGTAAGAGGATAAAGAATCAACGTACGCGTAAGACGCCAGTGTTCCTAGTGTAGCCGATAAGCCGTCCACGGGATCTTGAAATATAAAGTGGTACGCAGAAACCATAGACCCATACTTTAGTGTCGAACTCTTAATTTTATTCTTAATTTCTTCGTACTCGGCTAAACTTTCTTTTCGTTTCGTAGGACACGATATTCTTAGAGTTCTAGTGTACGGATTTATTACGGATAACAACATTTAGGATTAAAATATATAAAAGTATACTTTTTAAATAACATATGTATAATAAACTAATAAACGCACTAGGATGGGTAGGGTGTACACTACTCACTTTAAACATGATACCTCAAAAATATACAAAATTCATATCACTAAAAAAGCCGGGGATATAAGTACGACTTTTATAGTGGTAAACATAATCGGTTTAGTATCGTATTCCATTTACGGATGGTACAATAAATTGGTAACTCGATTAATAAAATTATATTTTTTTAAAAAAATCGTTTTCTTTCTTTTCAAAGTCTTTACACCTTTTCTCACACTCGTGTAATCTAACTTGTATTTCAGCAAGTTTATCGGTATGATTAAATTCCACTTTTTTTACAGGTGAAACCGACCATCTAGAACCATACCTTCTTATATAGTCGATTTCTTTTTTGTTATTTTTTAATTCTCTCAAAAGCATGTCTCTGTATTGACACGCGTAATTGTTAAATTCTTTACACTCAAACTCCCCGTAACAAAATTCTTCGTACGCGAGTAAACGCATGTGTTCATTCAATTTTCCCCCATTTTTCTCTCCACTTTCTAACCAACGTTTTGAACTTTTCAGTTGAGAATGATGTATCTCCCCGGTACAATCTTTGTTTTCTTGGTGCATCCGGACACACAAGTTCCTTTTCGTTTGCTTTTTCAAAGATGATTCTTTGAACGTCTTCGGGTAAATCGCGAGTCGCTTGAACAAAAGCGAGTTTGTATTCATACGTATGTAATTTTGAGTCGGACATTGCATTGTTTTATTTTATTTTTAAAAATAAAAAGTGTAATGTTTAACTTAGGTTTATTTTCAACACGTATAAGGATAAAGCGTTGTATCATCCCAATCAAATTCTAAAACAATATTTTCACCAGCTTCATTCCTTGCACATACGAGTTTAGTGTAAGTATTGGGGTAATAATACGTTTTTTTACGTTTTTCCGGTGATTTAACGTATACGTTATTTTGTGTCGGTGATGAGGACGAAGACGAGGACGAGGACGAAGTCTCATATATTGTATTTCTAATGGGTTTTATGATTCGACAAAAACTCGAATATATGTTATACATGCTTACTATTCGCATAGTTTTTTTATATAATATAATTAGAAGATGGTGTCTCTCCAGGACTTACCAAAAAAAATTCAATACATTGTTATAGAATCGGAATTCGTTAAGGGTACTAATAATTCGTTTTCTGTAGACCTTACACTCGAGTCTAATTTACACGTCGAGGAAATATCACAAGTTATAGGTATAAAACCGGTTGATTTTTATGTCACACAAGTAGGTGATAACGACACGACCGGTAGTACTAACGTTGCTAAATATGTAGACATAATATGTCCGGATGTTCCTAAACGAGCTCAATTACTAAATGAACGTAACGGTCAAATACTCGCGCGTGTACCTTTAGAAAGAAGTTTTACCGGGAGTAATTCTTTCATAATACGTGATAAGCAATGGCGTTCTTTTCAAAGACAAACAAATTATTTCAATCCCATATCTATACAAAAACTACACTTCGAAATGTATGAATCACAGGGTGACGGTGATTATAAAACACTTCAGCCGGATGCATCGTGGTATATGGTTTTAGAAATAACAACCATAGACGTTAAAGAAAAACCTGTAAACAGAGAAGTTCAAATTTTAGAGGCTTTAGGTAAACTTATAGGCAAGATCGACGAACTCAACGTAAACGTTAAAAAACTTCCCGATAAGCACGATATAGAAAAAATGGAAGCCGAAAAGAAGAAAAAATACCCGTTTAGGTATTTAGTCTTATTTATGGCTCTAATATTAGGTGGTTTTTACTTTATAAAAAATAAATTTATTCCTTCACAACCTTCTTTTTAACAACACGTTTAACAGTCTTCTTTTTTGGAGTTTCTGGAGATGGAACTGGTTCTGGAGCTGGAGTTGGTTCTGGTTCTGGAGCTGGAGTTGGAGTTGGTTCTGGAGCTGGAACTGGAGTTGGTTCTGGAGCTGGAACTGGAGCTGGAGCTGGTTCTGGAGTCACTTCCTTTGGTGGTTCGATGTGGTCGACAATCTGAGTGAGTATGCTGTACAGTTTATCGACACGTACTTTAGACCTAGCAAGTTCTTGGGTAATTTGTTCTCTTATAGATTCCATTGCGTAATATATATAAAGGAAATATTATCTTTATACTAAATGTTATTCATAGGACCAACACTTCTAAGCGGTATAGGTCAACATACCAAAAAATACCTCGACGTTTTCCCTGGTAGTGAGTATATAGAGATACAGGGCGAAATACCAGAGTGCGAAAATGCGTTTATATTTGCCTTACCGGTAGAATATTGGTTAAATAAAATACCAGAAATAAAAAGGAAAATTAAAAACGTCACGTGTATGACCGTATGTGAAACCGAAACGGTACACGAAGATTATGGTAAACTTTTCGATCTTTTCGATAAAATAGCAGTTCCGAGTGAATTTTGTAGAAAAGTTTTCAAACGACAGTTTCCTGATAAACACTTTTTCGTCATACACGCACACATACCTTATAAAAAACCATACACATTTTACCACATTGGTAACGTATACGACCAGAGAAAAAACTTTAACAAAATTTTAGAAGCTTTCATACGTTTAAACAAACCAGATACTAGACTTCTGGTAAAAGCTACGTGTAATCAGGAAGTAAAATTGAATATACCAAACGTCGAAATAATAAACGGTCTGATAAACGACGAGGAGATGGAAAAAATACACGCCATAGGGGATTGTTACGTGAGTTTTTCTTCGTCTGAAGGTGTTGGTATGGGAGCTGTTGAAGCCGCGCTAAGAAACAAACCCGTTATAATAACAAAATACGGAGGTGCTACGGAATATATAAAAACACCTTACGCTATAGACTGTGAACTTCAGGAAATACCAAGGGATGATTTCTTATACAAAGGAGGTATGCGTTGGGGAAAACCAAACTACGATCAACTCTTGAAGTTCATGGAAGACGTTTATACGAAAAAAATACGATATTACGAACACCCAAAAACACACATGATAACGTCAAAAGAAAACGTTTTAAAAGAATTCCTCGTTAACGTAATTTGTGACGAAAACGATCAAACCGGTGAGAATAGCACCGGAAGTGAGTGAACCTTTTTGGGCTATGAGCATTGCGACGATATCGTCTATAAACTTAACGTTCGTGGGTTTCTTTAAAACTTCGGGAACGACTTGGGAAATTAAAAGGTAAAGTGCCATGGAAATTATAACGGGTCTGAGTGTTCCCTGATCTAACATTTTATTATAACAACATTTTTTTAAAATCTGGTTTTACGCCTAAACTAAACTTAGAAGATTTACTATTCGTATCGTATGAATGTTTCTTACAAAACCGTCCACACGATGCTTTAAAACTACACTTTTTTCCACTCATAGTTGTAGCTTGACATATATTTGAAACGTGTCTATTTTGAACAACTTTATCAGGGACTTCCGCGAGTACCACTATACTCTTTTTGGTTCTCAAATCGTCATATTTTTTTCTAGATTCCCTAACTTTATGAATACTTCTCGCGAACCTTTCACACTTTTCTTCGTGTGTTTTATAAAAGTTCTTAGCTATTTCGAAATCTTTTGTAGAATATTGCATTTTTTAATCTTAATTTATAGTATTTCTCACCTCGACTAAGGTTGCTAATGAACACACATTTATTATCAAGTATGGAAAATAATAAAATAAATATCCAAACAAATTAATAACTACGCATATCATTATTAAACATAACATACACATCGCGTGTACAACTACCAAATATTTAGCATCCGAATATACACCAATCATACAAATAAATGAAAGTATGGTATTTATAAGGTTTATTATGTTTTGTATAAAAATAAATGAAAATAAGGTAACTAAAAAGAAACACTGGTGGACGTGTGACATGTATTTAGTAAAAACTTCGTTTACTTCAACTTCCCTCTCTACCACCTCTACACTCGCTTGTTCTATATCAAACGGTTCCGATCTCTGTTCTTCTGTATTTACACCTATACAGACTGTACCATCTGGTTGTGTTACCTGATTATAATACATAAAAAGATAAAACGTTTAAATTTTATGTACATTAAATGCAAAGGATTCTGTAAATTGTGTAATAATCCTTTAAATCCTTACATGAAATCAAATGATTTTAAAATACGAAAATTAATAAGAAGTTACAGAAAAATAAATCCTATTTTTCTGTGTAATAA